CATGAATTCAAATGGTTTAAAATCGAGAACCTGAGTCCCAGCAAATGCTCTGGATTTGACATTACATAGAGCACCAACATTAAATTCCCATATCTTAGTCGTGGCTACATCACTTACGGTCCAGGCCAATTGCGAATCATAAGCCGGGATAGTTTTGAAAAAGGAAAAATCTAGTTCATCAGTATTAGTGCCAGAAAAACCAGGTAAGACTCCCACCGAATTCTTACTAAAAGTACCAAGAATTTGTGACTGATCTGGTCCATCAACATTACAGAACCATGGGGCAGCAGCTCTAGTAACACTACCAGTAGGTGCCAAATTAACTGGCTTACACCAACCAAAAGTTGCAGCCACTCCAGCAGCTTTGTCAGTGAACCATGCTGTGGCAGTTGCATAGTCACTGATCAATGGTACCTTACTAAAGAGGGCTGAAACATTACTAACTAGACGTAGAGTACTCTGTATAGGACCAATATTCGACTTATTCTGTTCATCCTCAGTAGGGGAAATACCCTTAAAAGCAGAAAAGGAACTTCTACCAGATTGAGGGTGGGCAGGACCAATAAGTTCGACATCCTCCAACCAGGCCCAAATACTATAGCTTGCTACAGTAGAGCCGGTTGGTGATACCAGTGGTGAGTATGCCCAGAGCTTCATGAGTCCAAGCATACCAAAGGTCTGACTAGTTGGATTAGGAACATAATTCAGACCAGATACAAAAGGAATGGTCATATTGGCTTCAGTATCACAAGCCACATCTAACTCAGTGTGGAACGTCTGAGTTCTAGATGTTAAGGTATTATTATTGGAGTCAACTGAATAATTTACATCTGTCTGTCCATAATCTCCTCCGCCTGTGGGAACATAATTGAGGAAATACCTGCCCTGCTGGAATTTATTTCCATTGATAACCCATCTAATTTTCATGGTGCATCTGAGTCCTATGAAACCCTTGACCTTGTCAGTCATCATGGCTGAAGAAGTCAAAATATCTTGAGGTAGACTTGCTCCATACAGAGCTGTAGCTGCAGCATCCGTGGTAGACAATGAACCACTCTTGAGTAATACAGGTTTTGCTAGGAAAGTCCTAATATCCTGCATAAAGTTGCTAGAACTAGACTTATAAAGCAACTGGTCAATACCTATGGGTGCATTAGGTCGAGCATCTACTACATTTGCATCTGCCGTAAACGTAGTAGTTGCAGTTTGTTCGGAGAGTCCTTCACCAGGATGATTCTCCATTGGGTAGTTGTTATTATTAGCGTTAGGGTCAACTAAACCCTGTGCGTTGTTGTTTGTGGTAGCAGGTGGTATTTTCGGTCTAAGGCCCACCCTGGCCAAAAGACTATACCTAGTTGCGTTGGACTTTACTGGGGCTGCCAATCTAGCGTCCTACTGCTCTAACCGTAAATACGATACTAGTTCACGTCACATAGCCTGATAGAGAGAAATTTTTATACTAGGATCTTAAATTCTCTTACGGATCACATGTGATGAGGGCTCATTAAAATGGTTGTGCCATGACCCCACCTTTTAACCAAAGGTGGAAAAACACACTAGGTGTGCGGGGTGCTTTTAATAACGTCAGTCCCAGGACGGTGTGCTCTATTCAAAGAGCGTTGGATCCATTATCTTAGAAAGTATTTCCTCCTGGGAATCTTTTTCTAGATCTGGAATTCTATCTATACAGGGTCCGTATTCGTGGTCACGAACTATAGATTCTATGATAGCTTGTTGAGTCTCTAGATTCATGCACGGATTAGTATGTGGATAATATTCTTGATAGGCTGAAACAATTAAAGGTCGCCACTTATTAAAGGCATCTGGATTATGAAGACACAATTCACGTATCGCAACAACTACATTGTCACAAACAATTTCATCTGCATATGTCCCTTTCTTGGTCCACATTGGTATATTTAAAATGACTTCAAGGCGGAGTGGTGCAACCCAATTATCATGAAAAGTGGATTTTCTAAAACCCCTCTTAAGGAATTCAACCTCATTAAGGTTTCTAAAACCATGAGTTGCAACTTCCTTTGTTTCTGTGGTATAGGTCATTCCAAAATTTTTCATGCATTCACCTATAGTGATGTCATTGAAAATGTCTCTAAACTTCTTGGAGACTGAATAGATACAATCATCACCATAGACTAATAGGCGGACAGACTCATTGAAAAAGTCCCTATAACCAACAAGTAAAAACCAGCATGATCTAAAAAGAATCTGGTTAACTACACAATTGATAATAACAGTCAGGGCATGTCCACTTGAAAGAGCGCCCAACCACTCATACAGAATACCATCATTGATATGTTTAGGATTCATTACTTCAGTCCAAATCATTTCACGAATCATGAATTCATCGCTAGGACAATTCAAGCCATACCATTCCTGGATAATAGCTAGAACAGCTAGATGAAGACCTGAGAGCTGGTTTCCATCAAAACCACTATAGTCTCCAGCACCCACTTTTAAACTGTCCTTGTCATTGTCAAAAGGACTGAGATATTCGACGATTTCACCCCATTCATCTGAGTAGGGGTTAACGCCTACGGAACACCCATTCCAAACACGATTTGCCACAATGTAAGCTTCGAAAGCTTGTGTATACATCTTGCAAATAATAGTGTAAATTAGAGGTGAACCAGATATCAGTCTTGTTTTGCCGGAACGCGCTTTTTCTATTGGTCTCAACTCATCCTTAAGAAAGTCGGTAAAAGCATAAAAGGGTCTAATCCCATGTCGCATTTTGTCGAGATCAATGTTAACCAAATCACTCAAGTGCCAAAAGACATGAGTAGGATCCTCCTCTCTACTATTGCCGACTGGAGGGGGAAACAAACTCTTTTTGAGATCGTCAATCCCGACTACATTCATCGGATAGCCTGAGCTAGTCCTCTTGGGCAAACCTCTAAAGAGGTCAGTACCCTCAATGCCATAAACGGCCTCCCAAATAGTTAAAACACGTTTTCTAATACGTATTCTATCACTCCCACGATGATGTGCGAAGTCTCTAAACTCTCTAGCCGCGTGTAGAAAAATTGCTGGATCAACATATTCATGATTCTTACAATATTTACTCAAAGCATTAGCCATAGGATCTATA